CGTTTTTCCCACTGGCTGTTCCAGCACGCCCCGGAGATCTCCGACGAGCCGCGGATGGGCTTGGATCAGTGGCTCGACATGGCCGACCACGGGATCGAGTTCGTCGACAACCAGCGGCCGATCATGGCCGGGTCGCTGCCGATCCTCCACGGCCACGAGAAGGGCAAGGGCATATCGGCGCCGGTGAATCAGGCCCGCGGGGCCTTCCTGCGGCTCCACCACACGGTCCTCGAGGGCCACGGCCACCGGACGAGCGTCCACTGCGAGCCCGACATGTTCGGCAGCGAGACGACCTGCTGGTCCACGGGCTGCCTTTGCGAGATGCACCCCGAGTACGCCCGGATCAACAAGTTCAACCACGGGTTCGCGAGCGTCCAGGTCCACGCCGACGGGCAGTTCGACGTTCACAACTTCCGCATCGTGGCCGGTCGCGTGAGGTCGTCGTGATGGGCCACGTCTTCAAGATCGCCGGTCGGGTCTGGCGATGGCGCTACCGTGTCATGCGGGCGAACTTCGGCCTCTGCGACTACACGAGCCGCCAGATCACGATCGACGCGTCGCGGTCACACGACGGCCAGGTGAGGCTCGACACCGAGATCCACGAAGCCCTCCACGCGCTCCAGGCCTTCGCCACGGAGGAGCACACGGCGGAGGTCGCGGCGACGCTGGCCGAGATCTTGTGGAAGCTCGGCTACCGTCGGACGGACGCTGTGGACGGCCGGGGGTATATCGGCAAATGACGCCCGATGTCTGGCTCAACGCCGAGCAGCTCGAAGACGCGGAGCGCCAGGCCCGCCGGTTCTCGGGAGCGTGGACCGGAACGAGCGGGTCGCTCGCGGCCCTGCTCGTCCACACGATCAACATGGTCCGCCATCTCCAGGAGAAAGCCCGCATGCCCACGCCCGCCGAGAACCTTCTCGACATCGCGGCCCGCACCATCCGTCAACGCCGCACGACCTACGGACCGCCCGGAGAACACTTCGCGAAGACGGTCGCGGCCGTGAACGCGATCTTCGGCCACAAGCTCCGCGAGCCGCTGACCGTGGCCGACTGGGCCCAGATCATGATCCTCGACAAGCTCGCCCGCCATCAGGGCGCGGCGAAGAGTGCCGACACGCCGGTCGACCTCGCCGGCTACGCGGCCTGTCTCGCCGAGGTCGAGGCCGACGAATGTTCGACGCTGTCGTCGTGATCTCGCTCGCCCGCAGGCCCGACCGGCTGGAGGCCTTCTGGGGCCGCCTGCCGGCCGACTGGCCGCTGCCCAGGCCGATCGTCGTCGAGGCCGTGGACGGACTCCTGGAGGCCGCTCCGGCATGGTGGCAGACCGTGCCCGGGGCGTGGGGCTGTGCCCGCTCACATCACCGGGTCCTGGAGTGGGCCGCCGCCGGGGGCGGCGAGCGGCTCCTCGTGCTCGAGGACGACGTGACGTTCGTCGCCGACTTCGCCGCCCGGATCACGGCCCTCGACGTGCCGGCTGACTGCGAGCAGCTCTACCTCGGCGGCCAGCATCTCGCCACGCCGGCGCCGGTTCCCGGCCGGGCCGACATCGTCCGCGGGACGAACGTCAACCGCACCCACGCCTACGGCGTCTTTGGCCGGCCGGCCCTGGAGAAACTCCGCGACTGGGTCGGCGCGCCTGACTGGAAGTGCCGGCATCACGTCGACCACCGGTTCGGCGAGCTGCACCGATCCCGCGGCGTGAACGTCTACGCCGTCCGGCCGTGGCTGTGCGGCCAGGCTGAGGGCCGCTCCGACATCACCACGCGAACCCACAAGGCCCGCACATGGTGAAATCCTGGGACTTTTGGGACACGTTGGCCGGACGTGTCACCGGCTGCGACCCGTGGCGGGTGTTCGACTTGGTCGGCGGGCCAGAGTACCGCCGGATCCGCCAGGCCGCGGAGGTCGCGAGCGACAAGACGTGGAACGGGATCTTCGCCACGCTCCAGCGGATGACCGGCTGGTCGGCCGATCGCGTGGCCCAGCTCCAGCGCGACGAGTGGCAGGCCGAGCTCGCCGGCGTGTTTCCGATCCGCGAGAACTGCGGCCGGGTCGGGCCGCACGATCGGATCATCACCGACACCTACTTCGACGCCGAGCAGATCCGCACGCTCGCGCATACGATCGGCCTGCCGCCGACAGTCGAGATCGTCGCCGCGTGGGATGCCAAGTTCACGGGCACCTACTGGCGTTCGCCGGCCGCCCGCGACATCGTCCAGCACGTCGGTGACAACCCGCGGAGCGACGTGGCCCAGGCCAAGTCGGCCGGCGTGCCGGCGGTCCGCTACGCCGGGGGCGGGGCGACGCCGCTGGAGAAGACCCTCGACGCGGCCGGCCTATGGGAGATCGCGGGGGCGGCCCGCGCGGCCCGGCTCCAGAATCCGCACGCCCCGGACTCGCCCGAGGCAGCATGGTGGGAGGCATCCGCCCGGGCGAACGTGCCGTTCGTGCTCGCGGCGGCCGCCCTGCTCCGCGAGTACGTCGAGATCGCCCGGCCCGATCGCGTCCTGTTCGTCAGCCGCGATTCGCTGCTCCTGCGGCAGGCATGGGACTGCCTCTACCCCGCGATCCCGTCGGAGACGTTCTGGGCGAGCCGCGAATGCCTGCGGCAGCCGAGCGCGGAGTTCGTCGAGTACGCCCGCCGGGCGGCCCGGGGGAACCTGTTCGTCGATCTCCACGGCACCGGCCGCAGCCTCCGCCAGTTCCGCGAGGCGACGGGTATCGACATGGCCTACGTCTTCATCTGCGGGCAGGCCCGGCTCCAGGCCCACGCCCCGGCCCTCGTGCCCCTGCGGGGCATCGGCACGGGGACGGCGATCGAGGTCGCGAACTACCACACCCAGGGCCGCGTCCTCGACGTGGTCGACGGTCAGCCCGTGCGGGCGGACCTCGAGTACGACCTCGCCCCCGTGCTGGTCCAGCAAGCGGCCACGCTCGCTGGCGTGGCGGCGTGCTGCCGGCAGCCCCGCGGCGTGACGGCGGACCATGTGGCCCTGTTCGCGGAGGCGGTCAGGAAGGCGGTCCCGCGCGAGCTGCTCCGCCAGCATCAGGTCGAGCATCGGGCGCGGTGATCAGCCGGCGGTCGCCGGCGGCACCGACAGAGGCCTCGGCGAAACGCCGCGGCGGGCGGCCGCGACCTGGGCCGGGTCAACGTAGGACGCATACGCGACCTTCGAGCCCGGGGCGTGGCCCAGGTGACGCGGAGCGGCCCCCGGCTCCTGGATCTCCACGTCGGTCGCGGACGTTCGCCGGACCCACTTCCAGGTTCCCGGCCTGACGCCGGCCCGCCGGACGAGCGTCCGGACCTGATCGCTGAACGTCTCGTGCGAGCCGAGCCACGGCGTGACCAACTCTCGCGGGCACCGCACGAGCGAGGCCCGCAGGGCCTCCATCGTCGCCTCCGACAGACGGAACACCGTGAACCGGCCGGTCTTATTCTGGTCCCACGCCACCACGCCGTCCTCGGTCACTTGATCCACTCGCAGCCGGCGGACCTGATCCTCCCAGCGGAGGCCGCTGTCATATGCGACGCGGATCGCGAGCGACCACCACTCCGACCGCCGCAGCCCGCAGCGGTGCCACCGCGGAAGCGACCGGCAGGCGACCAGGAGCCGCTCAATCTCGTCGCGGGTCCAGGCGACCGGGGCCTGGTGCGGCACGCGGACGCGGCGGACGCGCCGCATCAGCGACACCGGATCGACGAGGCCGTCGTCCACGGCAGACCGCCACAGGCTCAACACCATCTGACGCTTCGACCTGGCCGTGGACGGCTTGACGGTCTGCCCGTATTCGGCAAGCCACGCCGACACGAGTTGCGTGTCGAGTTCGTCGAGCCGAACGGCGTGCCCGGCCCAGCGGTCGAGCAGGCGGACGACGATCTCATACTGCCGCAGCGACTCACGATCGAGCGGATGCGTGAGCGCGTAGTGGCCGACGTAGTCGGCGAGCGTCTGCGGAGTGGATTGGCGAATCATGGATGCACCATGTCATGTAGTTCGCATCCATCGCGTAGGCGGCCGCTTCGTGCGGCACGGTTGGTCATTTGCTCAAAAATCTTGCCGCACAATCAAAACAATCCCTACAGGGGGATAACCCCCTCCATATTGCATCGGTCTACGGAACCGAAGGTTGAAGGTTCGAGCCCTTCCGGGTGTAGTCGGCTCCGCTGGTCCACCATATGGCCGCGGCGCCGGACGAGGCAAATCCGGTGGCCTGGGTTGATTCAGGCCGCCGGACACCTACGATCCGGAGGATATGAGCATGATCATCGACAGGACCGGCCGGCAGCTCTGCACGACCGCCGAAGCCGCCAAGGAGTTCGGCTGCTCGACGCGGCACATCCGCTCGCTCGCCCGCGACGGCGTCCTGTGGTCGAGGGTGGAATCCCCCCGAGTGGTGCTGTACGATCTCAGCGAGATCAAGCGGGTCGCCAAGGAGCACCAGGCGAAACGCAAGCGGAGAGGCGGACGCCCGCCGAACGGATCCCGCGCCGCCTGATCGACTCCACCGGAGTTCGATCGCCATCAGGCAAAGCAGCTCCGCGACGCCCTCTAGCGCCGCTAGCAACGGCGTTTGATGCGAGAAAAAGCCACCTGTTTTTCTTTCTGGATTTGGGCTTGACCAATCTCCGATAAGTGTTTTAGAGTCTCGCCCGCGTCATGGATGACACGGGTGACCGTGACAACCAGTGCAAGGAGGCACGCATGAACGCCCAAGTCTGGATCGAGATCGTGATCGTCGTCCTGCGGCTCGTCGCCGCGGGGCTTGCCGGCTGACGCCGGTTTTTAGCCTGTCCCCTAAATCAGATAAGTGAGGATGGCATGGACGCCACAGACCGCCAGCCCGGAGACGCCGAAGCCGCCGCCGCGGCCGCCGGCATGCAGGACACCTACGGCCGGCCGCCGGCCGGTCACGCGATCGGAGACACGATCACCTGGCGGGATGCGATGGGCGTCCTTCGTCAGGGCCGCGTCGAGATGGCCGGCGACAATGGCCGGCTCGCCGTTCGCGACGGCTACGGGATCCCGCATGTGATCGAGACCTCGCAGATCGCGAGGCTTTGATGCACCGCAGCGGCAACCATCGTGCGGACTGGAGGGTCGGACCGTGGCAGGCGTTCTGCCGCCGCAAGGCCGACATCCTCCGGAAACTCGTGGCCCCGGGGCGGGTGCTGGAGCGGCTCGTGGCCGACGCCCGCCGCGTGGCCGTCGACACCTACCACATTCCGGCCGGGTCGGCCCTGTTCCTGCGGGCGAAGGCCGCGCTCGACGACTTCCGGCCACTGGCCGACGACACGGAAGGCGAGGTGTTCGAGTGAGCGTGTGGCACGGCATCGCGATCGCGGTCGGCTCGTTCGCGATCACGTTCATGTTCATCGCGGTCGCCGGGATCGCGCTCGTGGTGAATCGACTTCAGGAGGAGCGGTACGGCATCGGATGCCGGTCCGCAGGATGCCGGCGGAGCCGGTCTGGCAACGGATGCGACCTGTCGCGGACGGCGGAGCACGCCCGCGACCCTTTCAAGGGAGACGCGTGATGGCGATCAAGATCGAGCGCGGCATCAGCCGCGGAGCGGTGCGGGTTGTTTTGTACGGGACCGAGGGCATCGGCAAGAGCACGCTCGCGGCCCAGTTTCCGGCGGCCGTGATCCTCGACACCGAGGACGGGACGCGGCAGATCGACTGCGACCGCGTGCGGTGTGCCGACTGGATGACGCTCCAGGGTGCGCTGGTCGAGCTGGGCGGCAACGCCCAGGGCTTCCAGACCGTGGTGGTCGATTCGGTGGACTGGGCGGAACGGATGGCCCTCGAGCACATGCTGCGGAAGGACGGGAAGCGGTCGGTCGAGGACTACGGGTTCGGTAAAGGGTTCGTGAAACTGGCGGAGGCGTTCTCCGCGTTCCTCGGCCTGGCCGACAACCTGATCGACCGCGGCGTCAACGTCGTGTTCGTCGGGCACTCGACCGTGAAGCGGACCACGCCCCCCGACCTCGACGAGGGCTGGGACCGCTACGAACTGAAACTCTCGCGACAGGTCGCCCCGCTCGTGAAGGAGTGGGCCGACGCCCTGCTGTTCGCGAACTACCGGACGCGGCTCGTCGAGGGCTCCGACGGCCGGACGCGGGCCAAGGGCGGCAAGGAGCGGATGCTCTACGCCGAGCGGACCGCCGCCTTTGACGCCAAGAACCGCTACGGCCTCGGGGCCGAGCTGCCCATGACGATCGAGGCCCTCGCGGCCTTGTTCGAGGGGCAGCGTGCGACGAATGCCGTGCCGGCGCGGCCGCTGGGCTGGATGGAGCGGGTCGCGAAGGCCCAGACCGTCGAGGCCCTGGGGCAGATCGCCGACGAGGCCGATCAGGCCGTGACGGCCGGCGACATGACCGAGAGCCAGCGGAACCGGCTCGACGCCGAGATCAACCGCCGCCACGACGAGCTCGACCCACAGGAGGCCACGGCGTGACGACCTGGAAGAGTTTCGCCGAGATGCGTGGCGACCACGAGCCGCGCGAGTGGATGCGGTGGTCGGAGTTCCTTGCCGCGGTACTGGCCGAGATCCCATGCCTGGGCGTGTGGGACATCCGGCAGGCCGTGCGGCGATCCACGCGACCGGAGAAGCGGTACGGGCACTACCGCTACACGAACGAGCACATGGACGCGGTCCGAGCGTATGCGGCCCGCATGGGTTTGACCAAGGAGACGACGCATGTCTGACGAGGCGATCAACTGGGGCGATTGGGGCGGCGACGAGCAGGAGGCGAAGCTCCTGCCGGCAGGCGAGTACGATGGCACGATCACGGTCGCTACCTGGGCCCACGCCGACTGGGCGGCGGCCAAGATGCCCGAGAGCGGCGGGCACATCCTGAAGGTGAAGGTCGAGATCGACGCCACGGCCGGCTACGCCGAGGCCTGGACGAACATCCCGCGGGTGAAAAATCGCCGCTGGCAGTTCCGCCAGGTGTGCGCGTCCGCGGGGGTCGAAGGCCCGAGCAAGGACGGCCCAGCCTGGAGCCCGGCCTGCCTCGTCGGCCGTCGGGTGCGGGTCGCGACCTCGATCTACACGAACGAGCGGACCGGCGACTCGAAGGTCCAGATCGACAAGTGGTTCCAGGCCGAGGCCTGGACGCAACCCGAAGCCGGCCAGCCGAAGGCGGAGCCGGCGAAGACCGTGGCGAAGCGGACGCCGACCCAGAAGGCCGACGCGGCCTCCGGCGCGATCCCGAACGACGACATCCCGTTTTGAGGCGAGACCATGGCAACGCTTCACAAGTTCGATGTCTTCCCCGGTACGACGACCGTCTACCACTGGGCCGGCGAACAGGTCGAGGTCGATGGCGAGCCGATGGTTCGGCTCGGTCACGGAACGATCGTCAAGTCGGACGGCTACCACGCGAGCCTCGCCGACGCGAAGCGGGCGGCAGCCGACCGCATCGACGCGGTTCGTGCGGACCTGGCGGCACAAGCCGCGCAACTGCGGCAGGAGGCCGACGCATGGAATGGGTGATCCGCGAGCACGGAACGGCGATCGGTGTCGGCTCCGCGGTCGACATCGTTGTCGGCCGCCTGGAGTACCTCGTCGAGCGGCAGCCGAACAACCCGCGGCTGTTGCTCGCCGAGGCCCTGGACTACGCCCGCGCGCTGCGGGGATGGGTCCAGGCGAACCAGCCGCCGTTCGTGATTCGCGGACTGGTGACGGGTGACGGGCCACACGGCGTGGACACATGGGACGGACCAAGGCCAGGAGGCAAGCCGGGGCCGATGAGCGACGGATGACACGACAGGCCGCTCCCGGCCGCAGGGGCTGCCATCACCGGCCCCGGGGAGAGCGCAGCGGGTGGACGCAACATATCGCCCGTAGTCGACCGCCGACGGCACTCCTTCCGCCGTGCGATCGACCGGCCGCCCCACGACACGGGGCAAACACACGGAGGAACGGATGCCCGCCAAAACCAAAATCGACCGCGAACGCGTCCGCGAGCTGCTCGCCCAGGGCATGAAGGTCCCGCAGATCGCGATCCGCCTGGGCTGCAACCGGGTCACGCTCTACCAGATCGCGAAGGGGGAGAAGCGATGACGACGCCCCCGTGGATCACGCCGCCGCCCGAGGCGGTGCTGCCGCTGTTCATGC